TCGTCAAAAACTTATAAGATTAAGCAAGAGACGGAGAAGTTAGTAGATGAAGTACCGACATGGTATATGGCGGACTTTGATAATGCTAAACATTGCGACATATCTATGTGGGCAAACAATGGCGTTGTTAAAACAAAAGATGATGAGAAGACTTGTATCTTCGGAGTTGGTACTAGTGTATCACCATCATTAGAACTTGCGATTGAGAAAGCTAAGTTAATTGCGAAAGCAGAAATGGCTGATATTGTTGCAGGAGAAATGAACAAGAAGGCAAAAATGTTTGTAACCGAAGTAGGTAAAACTAATGTTAAGACCGTGGTTACAGAAGTAGAAACAGCGATGGTAAATATCATTGCAAATACACCAGTGAGAGGATATGAAATCTTTGCACAAGAGGTAACTAGAACAAAATCAGGTTACTACAGAGCATGGATAGGTTTAAGATTGCCACTTGGTGAGTTTAATAAGATGTATGAGTACACGATTGGTGAAGTTGTTGACGCTTACAAACTTAAACTAAAGTCTGCTGAAGCCTTCAAAAGTGTCGAAGACACGGCAAAGGAAAAGAAGAATGACACAGCAGAGTAATATAGTTGTCTATACAAAAGACAATTGTCCATTTTGTGTTAAAGCTAAGTCCTTAATAAAAGGACTTGGTTTGAAATATGAAGAAAAGAACTTGAAAGAGTTTGAAAGTCCTGAGGCGATGATTAAAGAGATAGGTAAAAATGTTAGGTCAATGCCTCAAATTAAAATAAATGACGAGTTAGTAGGTGGTTATAATCAGTTGATAGAACATTATAACAAACTAGGACTTGTTGACTTCAAAGGGAATAAAATAAGTGAGTGATGATATCAATATTAAAAATGACTATGATAATATAATTTTATTTCCAGAGAATAAGATTGCAAAACCACAAGTTGAGGTGGACCCAAAAGCACAAGCGAAAATGCGAGACTATCAAGCTGCAAAGTTTGTAGAAACAGCAACAGATGAAATTGGATTAGATTTGATTAGACGCTTCGTGCAAATGGGATTAGATACTAAACAAGATGTCTTTACAAAAGACCTTGCAATGTCTATGGACTCGGTAAGAGGTCTCTTGTACAGACAATTCAACATAGCACACCCTATTCAAAAGGTAGTAGACCATGCTGTTAAGTTGAAGATGAATAAGAAAGGCGTGGTTACTGCTCGTATTGAGTATGCAAATATGTCAGATGAGATAGACACGACTACTAGACCCTTAAACAAAGATGTATCAGATGAACTTAACGATAGGAACAATGGTATGTTTACCTTTACAGAGAATTTTGACTTTAATCCTGAATACCCAGGACAAGACGGACCCGATATGTATCCAGATGAAGATGACCACTTACATGGTGACTTCCCAGAACCGGATCCTGAAGGACCAGTAAAATAAATTGAAAAAAATGAATTTAGTGCTTGACAAGCTATATAAGATAGTGTATAATGAGTACTTAATAAGAATTTGTCTATGGAAAACCATTATAATGCGATTGACCATAGCAAGTTGTCAGATAAGACATAAAAATCAAACTGAAAAGGAGGTTAGACATAATGTTTAACATTTTTAAATTATCTAAAGGAGATAAAACTATGGCTAGAACAAAGCTAACTAAGACCGAGAAGATTCGTAATCTTTTCAACAAAGGTTCAGATGTGACTTGGAAAACTCTAAGAACAAAATTTGACCTTAAATCACCAGCTGCAATGGTTGGTAAATTGAGAAACGAAGGATTGATGATTTATGAAAATAGGTCTACAAAAGGCGTTTCATATAGAGTTGGTACTCCATCTAAAGCAGTAATCGCTGCTGGTATCACAGCTGTATTCGGCAAACAAGTCGCTTACACATCATAATGAACTCGATAGTAAGATTACCTAGCGGTACGCTTACATAGAGCTGTGTGAGGCGAGGAAAGCGAGAGTGGAACTCGCCTCCACATTTTTAACTAAAAAGGAATATATGACAGACGATAATTCAGTTGACAAATCTTTTGAGAACGAGGTAACACCGAGTCCTATGGTACAAATATCTGTAAAAGATTATGATAAACTAAAAGAAAGAAACAATTATATAACAAACAAAAGTTTAATTGAATACATTGACAAGATAGAATTTTTTGTAAAAGAATTGAGAAAACATATAGTAAGGACGGATATTTAATATGGGTAAGATGAGAATATTTAAGTTTTGGAATGAAAAAGGTGACGAGAAAGAGAAAGAAGCAATGAGTTTGAAGAAGGCAGTTATGTCGGTTCAAAGCAACTTCAAAGACCAATTTATTGGTGTTGAATACATTAGTAAGAAAGGTAAAGCAATCGTTGATTCCGTAAAGATACCTATAGGTAGAAAAATAAGACAAGCTTTAATAGTAGAAAAGAAGAGAGCAGCTGCAAAGGCAAAATTTGACGCCGATAGAAAAAAGAGTGCATAATGATTATAGTTGATTTACACCAAGTGCTTATTAGTAATCTAATGGCACAAATGAGTAGAGTATCATTTCAGAAAGGTACCGAACCAGGTATCGCTAACATAGAAATGGTTAGATATATGGTATGTAATTCAATCAAAGGATACATTAGAAAGTTTGGTAACGAATACGAAAAAGATTTAGTACTTGCCTGTGATAGTGGCAATCCTTGGAGACGAGACTTCTTTCCTCAATACAAAGCAAGTCGTAGAACAAGTAGAGAAGATAGTAAAAACGATTGGAATGCTCTATTCAGTCTCATACATGATATTAAAGAAGAATTAAAAGATAACTTTCCGTACAAAGTAATTGCTATTGACAATGCAGAAGCAGATGATATCATCGGTGTCATTGTTAAAATGCAGACAGAAGACAAGTACCTGATTGTATCAGGCGATAAAGACTTCAAACAATTACAGAAGTATAGTAATGTAAGTCAATATAGTCCAATACAGAAACACATGGTAGTTGAAGATAATCCTACTAGATACTTACACGAACAGATTATCAAAGGCGATAGGTCAGACGGGATACCGAATATCCTATCAGCAGATGATGTCTTTATTACAAAGACAAAACAAAGTCCTATTACGAAAAAGAAACTAGAAGAGTGGTCGCAGATTGACGATATACCACTAGGTTCTGAAACAAAGAAGTACTACAATAGGAACAAGAAACTGATAGACCTAGACCAGACGCCTAACGCTATGGTAGAATCTATTATAAATAGTTTGAACAACTATGAAGTACCAAGTAGGTCCAAACTACTACCATACTTTATAGATAATAAACTGAAATCGTTGATTGAACATATTAATGATTTTTAATATTGCAATATTAAGAGGAAAATGAAATGGCAAATGAAAATATGAACAAGGCACAGAAGGCGGCAGCAATGTCATCTTCAAGCATGGCACTCACTTACCACGAAATCTTCACTAAAGTTAACAACGCTAAAGACAAGGCAAAGAAGACAGAAATCCTGCGACAGCACGATAGTGTCTCTCTAAGACAAGTATTAAAAGGTGCTTTCGACCCGAAAATACAATGGGACTTACCAAAAGGTAACCCACCGTATCTTCCAAATGAAGCTCCTGTAGGTACTGAACACACATTCCTTGAGTCCGAAGCGAAGAGACTTTGGCATTTCGTACAAGGTGCAGACCAAAATCTATCCAAAGTAAAAAAAGAAACTTTGTATATTCAAATTTTAGAAGGTTTACATGAAACAGAAGCAGAGTTGCTTGTTGCTGTAAAAGAGAAGAAGTTAAATAATATGTACAAAGGACTTACAGCTAATCTTGTAAAAGAGGCTTTTGGGTGGAATGATGATTTTGTTAAGCTAGAAGCATAACAATACAACGGTTTTAGGGTATTTTCCATACTAAAAATACCCACTATTCCCCTAAAATAAGCTCATTTTTTGCTTGACAAGGTACCTAGTAAGTGATATAATAAATATATTAAATGATGAAGAAAGGTATATAATGATAAGCTTGATAAAAAACATAATATATGTACTTGTGTTTTTGTATATGGCAGGTGTAGCATTACACTTAACTATGCAGAAAGCAAAAGCAGATGACTATGTTGTGGCGACTAGCGCCCACATAATCAAAGAAACGGTTAACGGTAACATTGACCATAAGGCTGTGATGAAGTCTGAACTTGAAAGACTAGCACATTCAATGGCAATCGAAATGACTTTTGTATTAGAGAAGCATTTACCAAATATATTAGAGAGTATTGCTTCTGATATTAGAGTTAACGGTATAGACAAAGTATACAAAGAAAGTCAAACAGAGGAGTAGAATGGAAAACTTGATATATGCAATGGCTGACATGGTTTCTCTTATGAAGACTATGGCGCCTATGGAACTATGGATAATTATACTTGGTGGTGTAATATCTTTTTTGATAATGGAGTATACTGATAGAAAGAGACTACGACACGAAAACAATCAGACGAAGTATGGGAGAACAAACACCAGTGCCGAAAGAACTAAAACCTAAATCAGTTAGGTATGCAACTTTAAAGAAGAAAGTAAAAGCCGAATATGAGCATACTAGACAATACAAGACTACCTATAAAGACATTAAGAAAGTCTTTCAATGGATTAATGAGGCAGTCTTTGACGGCAAACTTGCACCGTTTAATGAGATAACGATACGAGATTTGAGACCAATAAAATGTTTTGGTCAGGTTACACAATGGGAGTGGAAAAGAAAAGGTACACAATCGTTTCATTTAGAAATGGCAGACAAGTACAGGAATAAAAAAGAATTCATTAGTACATTGGCCCACGAAATGGTCCACTTGTATCAAATGAGAAATGCAGGAGATAGTGGTAATCATAATGCTCTCTTCTATTCATTTAGGAAACCAATGGGTAGAGCCGGCATAGATATGATTTAAACTGATATAATATTATGGTGAAAAAAGTGAAAATAGACTACAAAGAAAAAATAAGAACATTTAAATTATGGACTAAACGAGTATTAGGTGTATCAATGTTATTTTTAATAACATATGTCGTTGGTACATTTAATCCTAACACATATTCTACAAATCAATTATCGAAAGATTACGAAACAAAATACCTAGAAAGACTACAAGAGTTAGAATTAAGAGAACCAGAATTTACATACAACAATGACATACAATTTATTAGGGCAACTCATAAATGTATTGACTTCTTAAACTTCTCACAACCAGATGTGTTTAGAGTACCATACGAAATGATAACAGCACAGGCTGCTCTGGAGAGTGGTTGGGGTACAAGTAGATTTGCACAAGAAGGTAATAATCTATTCGGTATCAGAATATTTAACAAAGACTATCCACATATGTTACCAAGAGGTATGCCAAAGTGGAAAGGTTGGGGTGTAAGAATATTTGCCTCGAAGTGTGAAAGTGTAAAAGAATTTGTTAGGTTGATGAATGAACATTCAGCCTATGAGAAATTCCGTAAGTTGAGATTAAAACAACTTGCAGAAGACGGCCAAATGGATCCAATAGAATTAGTTAAGACATTGGATAAATTTAGCACAACAACTGATTATGCAGACCGTGTAATTAGTATTATTAAAAAAGTGAGAAAATCAGAGGAGAGTAAATAATGAGTAGACCAAACAACTGGGAAGACGAAAGCTACAATAATATCAAAGAAGACAACAGACCCTATATGGATCCGTATCTGAAAAATATGATTGAAAAAGCATTTAATACATTTAATAACTTGAAGAAAGGTCAAACGGAAGTTTACTTTACAGGTTTCTGGGCAGCCGATGTAATGCGTTGTTATCCAGGTAGACAATCAAATAAGATATTTGCAAAAATGCAGATAGCCTTGAATAGAAGTGACTTACAATTCTTTCAAAAGAAATTAGTTGGTAAATATTCAGATGGATTTGAATACATAGTACGAAAGGTTTAGTATGGGTATTTTAGCATTTTTATCAGCAATCAGTATATCAAGTGTAGCAGCTTTGTATAGTATATTAGGTCTTGCCGCCATCTTTAGTGGTGCAAAGATACCTATTATGATTATGGGTGGTGTGTTGGAGGTAGGTAAACTTGTTACCGCCTCTTGGTTATATCAAAACTGGAAGAACAAAGAATTACCAAAAACAATTAAATACTACTTGACAACCTCCGTAGTTGTGTTAGTATTTGTTACCTCTATGGGTATATTTGGTTATCTATCAAAGGCACACCTAGACCAGGTTGTTCCTACTTCATCTAATACAGCGAAAGTTGAGTTGATTGATAAACGAATACTACAAGAAGAACGAATAATAGAACGAGCAGAAAATACTTTATTGCAGTTAGATAAGTCTATTGAGGTATTTCTAAAGAACGACTATGCGACAAGAGGTTTAAGAGAACGAAAAAAACAAGAAGAAGAAAGAAACGAACTTAAACTTACAATAGATAAGTCAATGGATAACATAGACAACTATATGTTAGACAAGAATACATATGAATTAGAACAATCAAAGATAGAAGCAGAAGTAGGTCCTCTAAAATATATTGCTGAACTGATATATGGAGACAATGCAAAAGACCACTTTGATGAAGCCGTAAGGTGGGTAATCATTATATTGATATTTGTATTTGACCCTCTTGCAGTATTACTATTGATTGCAGCCAACATATCTCTAGCACAATGGTCTTCAGGTAGAAAGAAGAAAAAAGAATTAACAATGAGACAACTTGATTTGCAGATTGCGAAAGAGAACAAGAAGCATAAAGAGAGTAAGAAACAGATTGACAACTACAAAGACTTCTTTACGAAGTTAGCAGGTAAACAATTATCAAATGAAGACTATGAGAAGTTTTTTACCATACTAGGTCATAAAGAGTTAAGAGAAATGGGTCTGGATCCTGATGAGATTCGTATTAAAATGGACCAAGTATTAGACTGGAATGCTACCGAAGTAAGAGAAACACCTTCAAAAAACGACAAAACATTAGTGAAATCAATGCTTGACAAAGACAACTAGGAGTGATATAATATGACTATGATTTACACAAAAGAGAGACAAGACGAACTTGTAGCAAACGCAGCTAGAATGATGAACAATGCGACCAACAAATGGTCAACTATGTACTGGACTGGTGTATGGAAACAACTATGTATTAAATTCGGAAAGGTTAATTAGTGAATATATTTGTATTAGATAAAGACCCCGTAATCGCAGCCAAGATGAGTTGTGATAAACATATTGTAAAGATGATACTAGAGAGCGCTCAAATGCTATGTACAGCAAAAAGAGTTGCAGACGGTGAATTGTATATGGCAAAAACAAAGAACGGTAGAGATATCAAAAGATGGCGACTACCTAACTCTAACGAAGAAGCAGTTATATACAAGGCAGGTTGGCTAGGTCACCCTAGTACTAAGTGGGTAATGGAATCTGCTTACAATTATACTTGGTTGTTCAAACATTTTAAAGCATTGAACGAAGAATTTATGGAAAGATTTCCTAAGAACAAACCATTAGGTCATAAGTCTTTTCAGTTGCTAGGTGATATTCTAAAAGA